AATCAACAGAAGTCAAGAAAACTCCATTTACGTCATCATCAGTGTCTATGTTAGATTTAACTTGAATATTACCACCAACGGTAAATGTTTGTGCAAGAGGGTCAAAATATTCAGTTTCAACTCTAGTTGTATTTGTTGTAGTGGTATTGGTCGTTAAGTTTATAGTATTGTTTATAGTTGTTCTGGTTGTCTCTCTTGTTACTGTTGCCTGGAACTGTAATAAAGTTGCCGATGCAGTATAATTAGTTTCTGCAAATGAAACTGAATTACTTCCTGGAAGTCCAGGATCGTTCGTAGAACTGGATGTAAGTCTATATGTTTTTGTTCCAGTAGGAATTCTAACCGAAGGTCTAGGAGAAGCATTAGGATCTCTTAAGAAGAATGTTCCTATTAAATCTCCATAGTTGTCTGAAATTAATCGGACATCTTTTACAAAAGCAATTGCACCACTAGTTTGACCAACTAACTGCATTCCAGTCTGAATATATCCAGAATACAAACCTTGGGCAGATTCTGCAAGAGCTGCAGTATCTACATTAAGCACTTTGGATGTTGAACTATAAGAAGATCCTAAAGTGTCAGTCTTTACATATGGATTTTGATTATAAGTTGTTGTGGGATTTGCAAAATTGCCCGATTTATGATTTGGAGTACATAATCTAAATCTAATTCTTTCTCTACCACCAATGGTTCCAACTACAGTTTCTCCTATTGAAAATGCTGCAGAAGCTCCGTAGTTTTGTAAATTTCTGCTATTTGAAATTTCAATTAATTTTGGAACAACATCAACATTGCTGTTGCTATCTAAGAATTGATAGAATCTTGTATTGGACTTTAAGTTTGATGCTCTAAATTCAGTGTTTCTTGATCTCATAAACACTTCATCAGGTCTTCCAACAACTTCATTTCTAATAGTAGTATCTACAGTGTCAAAGGATCCACTAGCAGTAGAGGAAACTGTAGATGAGGAAGTAGATGAAGATGTTTCAAATGAGATCTCAGTTCTTCCTCGGCGGCCCGCATCTGCTACTCGATCATCTCTAGTATTGAATCTAGAATTGCTGACATTTTGTGTTAAATTATTTACAAGATTAACACTTTGTCTTCTTACAATTCCACGATCTACATTTCTATCTTGAAGTTGGACAGTTCTAGTCCAAGTATCAACCTCAGGACTCAATTGCAATGTTCCTGTATATACAACAACATTGAATGGGTTTACATTTTCAACTTTTGTTGCAAAAGGTTGTTCTAACCAACCTATTTCATCATATGCAAGAGTTAATGCCCTACCAGTTTTTTGAATAGAAGAGTCTAAAAGTGAATAATTCTCTGTTAAATCTAAATTTTCTGGAATTAAGTTATCTTCAGTTGCAATCAAAGATTCTAAAGAGTCTCTAGTTATATCAGATATTAAGGTTCTTGAATTGGTATCAACAACTGCAGATGATAAAAATTGATTTAATTTGGATGCGTCAATAAAATCATCTACAAAAAATCCACTCTTAAATCTATCCAATCCTTCAGAATCTCTTATCTGAAGTGCTTGTGTATTTAATTCCAATAAAGAAAGACTAGTAAGTTCTTCTAAAGTTTCAACTCTATCCTCAATAATTCCAATATCTCTCATTGTATATCTTCTATTATCAGTCAATAGAATACTTGCATCTTGGGGTCTATACAAATATGCAGGAAGATCTAAAGTTCCTACTTCCAAAAGTTCACTATTTTTGACTGGAGGTTTTGGATTTTTTGAAGAAACACCTTTATCCACAATAAAGTTTCCTGCGGTATCCAGATAAATTTTATCAACTCTTGGCAGATAGAAATTTTGACTAATAATTGATCCTTCTCCAGGAGCTAAAAGTCTTGAAGGAACTGTATTGAAAGTTGATGTTCTAGCACTAAAGTCAAAAGGAGATTTATCTGTAGTGACTGAAGGATCAAAAAATGCTACTCTTGGTCTAAAGTCGAGGGTATCTGAGGCTCTAATGACCCCATCAATACTTGGAATATCTGTAGTGAATCTTTCTCTATCATAGCTATTAACAGTAAATACGTCTCCAGTATCATTAGAAGGAACTGTATAATGATCAAATACTATTAATAATCTTCTTGATGGTTCTTGAATATTTTTGTTTCTTACAAGTTTCGAATAATCATAATATTGATTTTTTTGTCCTCTATTCAATTTAAAAGAAAGAGTTATATCTCTATAAGATCCGTTGGTAATTGATTCTATAGTTGTTATTATATTCGATTCTTCAAAAGTAACTTGTTCCCCAATAGAAAACTTATTTTCGTTTAAATATACAATTCCTAATGTGTTTGGTGATGATGATGGGGTAGTTGAACTATTCGTGACAACTCTTGCTATTGCTCCACTCGAACTTCCAATAATATTTTCACCGATCAAAGCATTTGAACTTACATTTGCTGTAGATGTAAATTCAACTTGATCTAGAGTTGGATCGGAAGTATTTAATGATTCATAAACAGATAAAACCTTTACAACATCTGGGTAATTTAATGAAATTTCTTCATCCTGAACTCTTAAACCATAATATTGATTGTAAGTTAATCCATCATTTTTAGAAGTGTTTGCATTAGATCCAGATTCTGTTAATTTTGATGCTCTAACGGATAAAATTTTACTTCTGCTAAATGTTTTAATTTTACTTTGAATTCCATTTTTTATTGCGGTCACATTAACAACAGTATCATTATTTGAAAGTGAATTGTTTAATCCTCTTATGGTTGCAGTATTTGCAGAAATTTCAAAAGAGTCTGATGAAAGACTTGCAATCGTCCCTCCACTATATCCTATACCATATCTTTCTTGATCAAAATTTGCCCAAGTTACACTGGAAATTCCTGAGAAATCTGCAGTCGTATTCAAAACAATTTCATTGTTACCATCAACATTTTTACCAGTCAATTGTTCAATAATATAAAGATTGGATGATGATAAATTTACCGAAGATGCATTTGCTTCTGGAAGTGGTGCGTATAGTGTTCCAGACCCTCTTACAATTGGAGCTCCAAGAAATCCATTTACTTGAATATTTGAAGATGGTAATGAACCATCAAATACTCCAGGAACACTAGATGTTATTGAACTAATTTCAAATGATAATGCATCAGATGCAATAGAGGATATTCTATTATATGTTTCTGTGGATAATCCAGATCTTTGATATCTTACAATAGTATCCGTTCTAATACCAACAAATTGTCTTCCAGTAGAGGTAACCGTAGAAATACCACCACTTTCTGCAGTTATAGAAATTTGTGATATTCCGCCAGGAAAATTAAATCTTTCGAGTACAGAATCTGCAGTAAAATCACTATAAGTAAATGGAGATGATTGCTTTACCGACTTAATATTTTGAGTATTATATGCATGTACTTCTTTAATACTTCTAGATAAATCAATTCCATTGACAATGAGACCTTCACCTTTTGCAAAAGTTCCTGATGTTTGTCTTAAGAAAATAACATCTGAAGATCCATCTGCTGTTGCAAATCCACTTGCACCAGAACTTTTACCCTTTACAAAAAATGATTCTTTTATTTCACTTGTTCCAACAGATTGATTTAAAGTTAACTTGGTATATGTTTGAATATCATATAATCTTAAATCCCAAATTGTAGATGAATTGAGATATGGAGCATCTGTCAGATTAAAAGAATATACTCTAGCCTCTCCAATTTGTGTTCCAGATGCTCCAAATTGTGCGTATAGTTGTATTGTTTCTCTAATTTTTGGAAGTCCTTGAACATTATTAGTTCTTAGAATATTTCCCATTTCAAAAGGAACTGTTACGTTATTCAGTTCTTCAGTGTCTCTTGGTTTTTCTAAATCAATGACTTCTGTAACATTTTTTTCAATATCATATCCTCTAACGTAAGCCTTACCTGGAGATATTTTCAAACATGCCAAATTATCTGATGGAGTATTTCTTTGATCTGTCAGTTCATTACTGAAGAATGCTCCATCATTGCCCAATCTATTATTGAGTGAGTTGGTTAACTTGACATCAAATGGTCTTACTGTATAGTTTCCAGACTCATCAAAAGTTCTTTCTGCAATATAATCTCTGATTAAGTTGTAAATCGATTTGTTGACGATTTTTTTAATTTTTCCACCATCAACTCTAAGAATTTCTATGAAATCAGTATCATTAAAATCAGATATTGATTTTTTTATTAGAGTTAAATCTATTTTAAATCTATCAGCTCCTGGTGCAGCAAAATTGGTAAATCCTTTTGCATTATCATATAATGATTCATCATCTTTTGCATTAACAATAGTTTCTGATATTTTTAAACCAACTCTGTATGATGGATTGTTTGTATAATAATCTAATATAAGAGTCTGCTTAGAAACATTTACGAAGTTTCCCCTTACAAAATAAACTCCATCATCAATAGAAGCTGCAGATCCTGTAGATGTTGCATTCAATTCTATCAAAGAAGCAAATGGAGTTCCTGCAGTAATGGTAGTGTTTCCATATACTACATTTTGAGATGCAATTAACTGTTCTCCATCTTGGAAAGATATTGTCTCCGAATCATTTCCTGCTGCTGAATATTTTACATAAATTGTGACGTATTCTACTAAATCACTGTCAGTTGTTAATACAACATTTTTAATTGTAGCACTAACTCCCGATGATCTTCCTGTTATAGTTGTCCCAATAAAATTCTTAATGTAGATTGAAATATCTACCCCAAGATTTAATGAATTTAACTTAACTGCAGAATAATCGTTATCAAAAGTTACAGATCCTGGAAGGACCATGGAACCTTCTTTAAATATATTACTTCCAAAAGTCTCTACTTGATTTTGTAAAATAGACTGTAGAGTTGTCAGTTCTCTAGCTTGAACTGGATATCCTGGTTTAAATAAAACCTTATAAAAGTTTTTATCCTTATCAAAATCGTCATAATAAGGACTGATATTTAAGTCGGTTTTTTGTGCCATCTTTTTTAGAATTCCAGAATGATTTTAACGTCTTCTTTTTGTCTAGAGTCTCTCTGAACAACGGGTCTATTATCAATATAAATTATATCCCCTGTCTTTTTATTTATCTCTGGATTTGCAAGTCCATTTGTAAATGTGACTCCCAAATTAATCTGCTTTGAATTGATAACAATAACACTAGTGTTGTTTATAGTAGTATCGACTACACCATTAGATCCTCCAGAAGATTTGAAAGATATTTCTTCGTCATTAACAAATTTCGCAATATTTTTAGTATCAAGACTTTCTGTTTGGTCATTTTTATTACCAAAGCACAATGATCTATCTTGATAATACTTAAGAATTTTAGTTTCTTTATCAAAAGAAGCAACGTATCCTTTAGCAACAATGTTATTATTTTGAATCTGTTCTATTTCTTCTCCAATTTCCACATCTCTAGATTCCGTTAATGCGATAGAGTATAATGATGAAAAAGTACTTCCCGTAAAAGTTATTCCTGTCGATACATTTGTTTCTGAAAATGTTTCTGGATTTTTTATAATTCCGACTTGTGAAAATTTTGTATCTATTGGAAAATCTTTAGTAGAATCATCAAATCTTGCATAAATGAGCACTTTATCTGCACCTAATTCTTGATAGATATCATACCCATGTCCCTTTGATGGAGGAATAATTGGGATTAATTTTGCTGCAGTTGATGTATTGGGTAGATCAATAATACCATAAGTATATCCCTTTCCACCTTGAGTTACAACAACATCAGTTATAACACCATTTGTCGTTACTATAGAAACTTGTCCACCCTCACCATCACCTAGAATATTTGCAGTTTGGTCACTATATCCAGATCCTCCATTTTCAATGTATACTTTTTTTATTTGATTATTATTACTTTCAGAATTACCACCATCTCTTATTATTTCAATTTCAGAATCTGTAGTTGTTGCCCAATTATTTGGGATTACAATATACTCAGTAGAATCAAATTTAATCACATCTGATGGAGAAATCTTAAACAAATACTTCCATCTATATCCATCAGAATATGTAACTGGATCTGGATCAGTGTGATTTGGCTCAAGTGAAGATGCTGTTACAGTTGGATTTAATCCGGAAGAACCATTATCAATGCAAATATAAACTTTAAATTCACTTGTTATTACATAATAATTTGCATCATACAATCTAACCGTTTTACT